TGACCTCCTACGGCGCGGCCCACATACAGGGCGGCAAGAACGGTGGCCACAGCCACAAACAGGCCGCTCAGGTCACTGGCGGCGCGGCATAGCGGTTCGTAGCTGAGCTGGAAAGTGCGACCGCCAGCAGTGGTCAGGCTGAAGCTTTCGGCGGGAGGACAGGCGGACGGCAGAAAGCGGGTGCCCTGATTGATGAAGGAAGGCACGTCGATGACGCCGGAGCCTTCATCCAGCTGGAAACGGTCGCCGGTAACAGCGGCCTCGATAGCGGATTGTTGTTTGGGGAAATCGGTCATTTCCTCAGCAAGGCACAGCTGCTCCTTCTGCTGCCGGAGCACTTCGCAATCAATCGGATCGCCGCTGCAGGAGAACGCCGCATCGCAGGAGCCGGCCGAGGCCAAGCGCTCCGGCCCTTCTTCGCCTTCATCCTCGCCTTCGCCTTCATCCGGCGTGCAACCGGACCCGGTACAGGACTTAGTTTCGTCGCCGGGTTTGCCATCGGCATCCGTCTCGGAGGTCGAGCTTTCTTCGGCAGTGGTGGACGTACAGGGCTTGGTGCCAACGCAGACGGTTTTGTCAGTGGTGGTATTGGTTTCCGTCTTGGTGGAGCCGTCCGGATTGGTGGTCTTGGTGATGTCCTCGGTTTTCGTGGTGTCCTCAAGCCGTGGTGCTGGCTTGCCGGTGGTGCAGTGCAGGTAGTCCGCAGCGTTGCTGCAATTGAGCTGGCCGGGCTCTTTCAGCTTTTCGCTACTGGTGCAGTTGCGCGATTGCGAGCCGTCCGCGTTGGTGACCCAGTCACCGCACAGGCTTTCGCTGGTGAACTGAGGCGTGCTGTCGGCCGGGGGCTTGGACGGTGGCTGATCAAACACGCTGCCGGGAGGCGGGTTGTTTGACGTGCATTGCGAGCCGGCGCCCTGGTAAACCACCTTGCAATAGACAGAGTTCAGGTCCTTGCCGGTGGTGTCTTCCAGAAAGCGGTTGCAGCCTTTGACTGTGGCTGTGCGGTTGTAGAGGCAGCCGCTTTCGCAGATCGAGGATGGAGGCAGCGAAGGCGGTACGGATGGGTCCAGAGAGCCGGCGTTGTATTCGTGAACGAAGTCGCCTGTTGCGGTGGCGCACTGGTCGGGCTCAGAGGGCACGCACTCCCCGGTAGAGAGGTTGTATTCATGGCCTGCAGGGCAAGAGTCCCCATTACGGAATACCTCAAGCATTGTGGCGCTCATTCCGTTACCGGAGCCAATGCATATACCCGCACTATTGGAGTTAAGAACCAGCTTTACGTCAGTGATCCAAGTTGTAGGTGAAAGCTCCGACTTAGCCCTAGAGCAAATATCAGCCGGGGAATCAAAATGAATATTCGGGCCGTATTTTGGTGACCACCAATAATAGTATTGAGCGCTGGCCGATTCACTAAGAAGAAAACCAAGTAACCAAACAAAACCAATACGCCGAATAAAAATTGACATGATCACACCCGCCCAAAAAACACGAGATAAAACGCCAGGGTGGTGAGGATCAGGACGTACAGTTCGTAGCTCATTGGCGTTTCCCTGGAAGAGAAAACCCCGCCGGAGCGGGGTTTGTTTGC